ATCAGGGGAAGATTGCTGGGCTTCTTCATTGCGATAATCCTTTCGCTTGGTGATAGCGCCCGACGACGGGCAATAATTGACACTTGCAATTGCGACAGAGAATGCCGTTATTGTTATACATCCCACTCACAGTTTGGAGCGTGTACACATGAGCCAACTGCACTTGTCGCCTGCCCAGGAAGATGATCTTATCCGGCGCTACGTTGCCGGAGAGAGTAGTGCTTCCGTCGCCAATCGATTTCAGATCTCTATTCACGCCGTCCTGGATCGCCTCAAGAAGGCTGGCGTTCCTCCTCAACTGAGGGCCGGTGCCCACCTTGACCAGGCTGCCGTCGTGAAGAGTTACCGCCTCGGCACGTCTGAGCAAAAACTCGCCCGTCAGTTCAATGTGTCGCGAGGAACTATCCGCATGATTCTTCTCCGCAGTAAGGTCCACATCAGGAATTCCCGTGAAGCCTCCTCGCTCCGTATGGAGAGGATGAGTGAGAAAGAGAGGAAGGCTCTCGCACATGCGGCGAACGTGGCTCGACGCGGCCGTCCGGCCTCGGAAGAGGAGCTCGCTAAGAAAGCGGTGACCCGCGAGAAGACGCTCTCGAAGTGCGCGCCCGATGAAAAGCGATTGGCACGCTGGCTTCTCAAGTGCGGCTTCCCCTGTTTTCTTCAAAAAGCCGTTGGTAGGTACAATCTCGACCTCGCCCACGGCGCCGTCGCCATAGAAGTCCACGGGAGCACCGATGACCCTTTGACGCAGGCTAGGGTTCGCGCTCGCGTAGAATATCTCCTCAAGCGTGGTTGGCACGTATGCTACGTCTGGGTCAGTCACGATCATCGCCTGGCCGAGCCCGCAGCAAAGAACATCGCCGCCCTCCTGGAGCGCGCCGAGCGCGACAAATCCGGAAGACGTCAGTATTGGGTGATTCGGGGTTCCGGTGAGGAGGTGACCTCTGGCTGTTATGATGGTCACAAGCTCCCCGCTGTACCTTGAGCGGAACGCTTTCTGAACTCCCCGGGCATCGACGACGCTTTCCCCGATGAAACAGTTAATCGATTCCGAGGGCGGCAGTGCCGGGTCATGCGGCCCCATGGGGTGATAGACTTCTCCGTCGCGGCCCTTCAAGGTGAAGCGCTCATCGACGCCGATCGCCGTCCCATCCAGGAGCAGGTGGCCGGGCCGGGGGATCCCCACGTGGGAGTGCAGCCATTCCTTCTGGAGATCCGGGATCTGTGCGCTCGCCTGTTTGAGCCGTTCGGAGGCGGCCAGGTTCTGCACCCGGTTCACTTCGGTCCGGAAGATGGTGATCGCCCTTCTCCCGATCGTACCGAAGACCGACGGATCCTCAAGGTTCGTCCCGATCGCGTCGATCGTTTCACTGACGCCCTTCTGGCCTAAGACCGCAAGGTCGATCTGCTGCGCGATCTGGGAGCGCGCCTGGTCGAGGAGATTGGTCACAAGTTCAGCACCGAAGCGCTTCGCCTGCTCCAAGGTCTGCTCGGACAAGTACGGCACAGCGAGCGTCAGGTCGCCGGACGTAATCGCCGCATCGACCACCTGGATCCCTTTGATGAAAAGCCGCCGCTGGTTCGCCGAGAGCTGCTCGCTCATCCGATCCTTGTAGAGGGCCATGAGCTCGCTGATCCTCGCCTTGACTGTCTGGGCCGTATAGGGTGTGAGTGCACCCGTCTGGGCGAGCTCCAGGACCACGCGCTCGCGCAAGGCGTCCACTGAGCGCATGAATTCCCGGGCGCCGGAATCGGAGGCGGCGCCGGCACGCCCAGCTGCATCCCGCACCGCCTGGTCGATTTTCTTTTTACTGTGCGGCACGTGCGACGCCCTTTCCGTTGCCGTTCATCTTTCCTGGCGCGACCGGCTGATTACCGGTGTCGTTGCCGTTATAGCCTGGCGCCTTCACTCTAGGCGGATAGATGTTGTTCGCATCGTCATTTGCCTTCTTCTCGTCCTGCGTCGCCTGGTTGTCCTCGACCGTCTCATCCGGATCCACTTCGACCCCCATGCGCGTGACAAACCCGTCGACGATCTTCTTGGCCGTCTCATCCGAGGCCCAACCCTTCTCCACTGCGACCGTCAACCCTTGCACGAGCTGCGTGAAGCCCTGGCCGAGATCGGTCGCATCCTTGCGCTCGAAGTCGAACATCGTGACCTCGACGTCGACATACTCATTCTCGTCGAGCTTCAGGATGTTGGCCACACTCGCCTGCTGGCACACGTAGAGGGCGAGCTGCTTGACCACGCCGCGGAGGATCTTCTGCGCTGCCTTGAGCATCCGCAGCGTCGGGATCGCCATCTCGCCGGCCGTTGCCTTGTTCGTTTCCGCCCCACTGCCGAACCACATGATCGGGTAGCCTTTGTTGCCCACGATGAAGGTCTGGACCGTGGTGAGCGCTGTCCCGACGTCCTGGCTTTTCAGATCCGGCGTCACAGCGTCGTAATGTGCTTTCTCGTTGTGTGCCCGGATGGTCCCGTTGCGGGGCACGGAGACCTTCTTCATGTGGTCGATGATCTGCTGCTCGTTGTAGCCGTCGAGCGTGAGGTCGTAGAAGAAGGCGTTGCGCTGCTTGAAGCCGTCCAGCGCGTCGAAGAGGAACTGGTCCATCGCATCCAGCCAGTCGGCGCTTTCGGAGAGCTCGCCCGTGCCGCGCGTCTGGTTCACGGTCCGGTTGATGCGGAAGTAAAACACGTCGCCGATGTAGCGGTTAAAGGTCGGGCTCTTTGCATTGGTGTCGATGCGGATCACCTGCAGGGGGATCAGATCGGCGGAGTCCTTTGGGCGCACCTTGATCGTGACGATCTGCCGCACGTTCATCGGATCCGGAACCGACTCCTTCACGTTCATGGGATCGATATAGCCTAAGCGGACCGTACCGTCGCCTGTCACGGTGCCATCCGTGTTCTCGGTGACGTTGGCAATCGTATTCAAGATGAGCTCGCCGTTCATGAACAGGTCCTGGGCAAAGAGCGGCAGGTCGTCCTCGAGGTTGTTCACCGGATCCTTAGCAAAGTCGTCCCAGATCTTCTGCACATCGGGACGCCCCGTATCCTTATCCGGACCGTCCTTCACTCGCTGCTTGACCTTGACCTTGACTGCGAAGTCGTCGCCGATACAGAAGTCGACGAGAATCTTGAGCATCCGCCGAGCCATGGGATTGCGCTGCCAGAGGTAGAAGTTCATCTGTTGGAGGCGCTCAAAAGACAAAGGTGCGAGGTCGCGTGTGGACCCTGAGAGCCTCCGGTATTCGGTCGCCCTGGGGTCGTCATCGGTCGCGGTGGCCGCCTCACGGAAAGCGCTCGAGAGCCGTCCGCCGAGCATGCTGTCTAGGACTTCCAGAAATCGGTTCTTCATCGGTCATTCTCCTTGTGTGTTTACCAGGTGCGCCGGCGGGTGGCGGCAAAGGGATTCTCGCCCCGGTCCGGCTGTGTGCGTTTTGTATCGTTCTCGTTTTGTACGGTCGTCTCAGGTGCCGCCGCTTCCACCTGCCGGCGAGAGCGGACCCAGTTCCAGTACACAAGTGCATCACCCTTGTTTGGGCTACGACCAAGCTTCTTCTTGACGTCCCGTTTCGATTGCACGACGATCTTCCCATTGATCGGTTCCCACTTCTGCATCATGAGATCGGCGTAGAGCTCCTCGTCATCCGGCAGGCACAAAGTCGAGTGCGGATCCTGTAGGTCGACCCTGAGCTGCCACCACATCTGACTCCTTAGGTTGTTGAACGACTCGACCATCTCGACGCCGCGGTCGGTGACCGGCTCCGCGGTTTCGCCCGACTGGATGTCGATACAGGTGATCCCCTGGCGCTTGAGCTCGTTCACGGTGCCGGCGCCCACCCCGACGCCATCGACGCCGACGCAGGCAGGGTTGATCGATTCGGAGCGGATCCGCGCGGCGACATGGTCACCGAGCAGGTTCGCATCCGGGCACTGCTCTGCTGTGACTTTGAGACACACGCTTCCGACGCCCTCGGCGATCGCGGCCTTATCGCCCTCCTCCGAGTTTGCAACGTCGACGCCCAGGGCTTTGTACCCTGAGTACTCCTTCGGCACGTGCACGCGGAGACCGTTCTTGTCGATGCGCTCCTCGAGCTTCCGGTCCCTGGCAGCGACGAGCCAGTCCCAGCGGATCAGCGCTTCCCGGGGCTGCTGAGGCGATCGGCCGCGGGCGCGCGACTGATAGAGCGGATGCTCAGGCGACTTGTACTTGTCGAGCATGCGCCGGAGGCCCTCTTCCGACTGCCCCCCAGGGATGAAGTTCGGATCCTTCAGCACGACGTTCGGGCAATCGAAGCCCGAGATCACGATGTGCTCGACGGTCTTCTGGAGCGCAAACTTATGGAGCGTATCGAACTGATGATCCGGATTGCCAAGGGCGAGGATCAGATTGTGCGGTGCGATCGACGTGTTCTGGAGCGCGCTCATGACGGCTTCTGAAATGCCAGGGGTCTCCTCGGTGATGATCAGCATGTGCTCGGCGTGGAAGCCTTGCGCTTTCGTGGCTGAGGCTTCAGCCTCTTCAGCCCTCACGCCGGCGACAAAGGCGACGGCCTCCCAGTCGTCCCGAGGCGGGTTCATCCGGAGCATCCCCTGGAGGAGCTCGCCGCGGGCGAAGCGCGGATACATCTTCCCGATCTCCTTCCAAATATGGAGCGAGAGCTGCTGCGCCTTCGGGGCAGTTGTGATCACGACGGAATCATCGAAGCACTCGAGAAACCAGAACGTGGCGCAGGCCGCGGCGAACGTCTTACTCGTTCCCGTGGCGCCTTCGACTGCCGCCCACCGGTTGGTGGCCAGGCATTCAAACATCCAGGCGATCGGGTTCTCGGTCCCATCCCAGCGGTGTCCCTGATAGGCAGGCAGGAGCGCCCAGTCGAGCGACTCGCGCTTCACGCCAAGGCGTTCGACGCAGTAGTCGATCGGGTGCCGCTGCCAGCGTTCGCGCTTCTCGAGTTCCTTAATCAGCGCGGCGGCTCGTATGAGATGCGGGCTTTGCGGGCTCGGCTCCTGCTGCTCGCTTGGCGGCGTCGAGGAGATACTTCCGGACGTCGGGGTTAGCAAGGAGGGCTTCGAGCTCCGTTTTGAGATCCGCTGTTTTGGTTGCTTCAACAGACACTCCGATTGTTCCACCGAGGAGTTGCTTGAACATGCCGCGCTCCCGGCCGAGGAGCTCGATGGCCGGATGCTTCGGATGGAGCTTGACACGGATGCCGTCTTTGGTTTTCGCAATCTCCTGGATGGCCGCTGTCACGTCAGGTCCCAACTCGTCGAGGCTTTGTACCACGAAGCTGCGGCCGCGCATCTGCACCACGTTGGTGAGATCGGACAGAGCAAGGCGGCCGAGCTCCTGGAGGAGGCGCGCGCGCTTGACGTCTGCGCGATCGGCGGCGAGCTGCTGCCGGCGGGCGATCAGGCGCGCAATCTCAGTTTTATTCAGCAGCTTATGGCCATTAGCAGCCGCAGTGGTGCGCTTGACGCGATAGCCGGCAGCGAGATAGGCGTCAGTTTCGCTCATACCTGCAAGGATCGCTTCTGCGAAGCGCAGGTGCTGCGGTTTGAGTTTTTTTCGTTTCATTGGGTTGTCCTTAGACCCGGCAATAAAAGCTCGGGATGGTTGGGCAATAAGGAAATCTTTCGAAGGACAACGTGTAGTCTCGAATGGCAAGGGTTACAGAGGGTGGCGAAATTCTCTAGCGTGTGATGCGCCTTATTGAGATCGATGTGATGCACTACGAGTCTCACCTGTGAACCACAAACACGACATTGGGGTTCGAGCTGTAATTGCTTGAGGCGCAGACCTTTTAATTTTAACCGAGCGCTAGCCTGTGCGTTCGTTTCTCCATGGCGACCACGAGGGGCACATCGTTTACAAAGGCCATGCGAGTGGTGCCGACGTGCCGTTGTACCGCATTTGCGACAGCAATTGTAGTGCCGAGCCCAAGAAAAAGCCGCAGACGAGTTCATATTCACCTCCAAAAATGGTGATTGACCCACATGCGGTGATGGGTATTTTAGAGAACGAAAGGAGCGCGCAGTTCATGAGGCTGCACGCACCAACATACTCTTTTTAATGCAGCGTATTTAAGTTAAACTCTAACTGTTTTCCGACCTGGCCTCTTGTGCCGTAGGATTGTAGCCTCCCAGGCCATAGACGTTCTGCCGGATCGTTTCGGCCGAAAGATAATAGCGGCGTCCGAGCTCTTCGAAGATATCCTCGGTCTTCCAGCCCACATCCTGAAGCTGCTCAAAGTCGCGGCGGATCTGCTGTCGGCGCGCGTTGGTCAGAGTCTTCATGCGCGTTTCCTTTTCGGTCCCATGGTGAGCCGTTGCGGATCGAAGAGGTTCTTCTCTGGCTGCCGGGAGATAACAAGGTTCGTGCGGGCCTGCAGGATATCCTTCACGTCTGTGAGCAGCTCGCGGATCTTGCCGAGCTCGGCCTCGATGTCGATCAGGGTGTTGCGCGCGAATTCGGATTCCGGCATTAGTGTCTCCTCCTGGACTGTACTTTCATCGCCATCTGCCAGGCTCTGTTCAGGGCCAGGGTTGGCGTCGGGCCCTTGGCGATGATCGTATGAGCCCCGTTGAACATCTCGCACTCCACCTGGTTGCCCTGCGCAGAGAGTAGTGGGTTCGTGTACCCGAGTCGGTTGACCCGCTCGACGGCCGCGAGGAAGACAGGATCGTTGGCGTTGAAAGTCATGGTCACTCCGGGTTAATCAATGCTTCTGAGAATCACATCCCCGGACTCCCCGCCAGCCACGACCACCGGATAACCTGGACCATTCTTCCCCACCTTCAGATAGCGCCAGATGCCGATCGGGTCGAAAGCGATGAAGGGAATCCGTGCGTCCAGAAGACGTTCAGCGATGTAGGTGGCGGTATAAGACTTGCCACTATCCCGGATCCCAAGGATGGCATTTCCTTGAGAAGCGTACTCTTTGTCAGCAATTTCCAGGTTCTCTGAGAATTTCACTGTAAACCTCCTGTCGGTGTAAGGAATTTAGAAAACTTGGGATCCTCCGGATGATCGGCCGGTGTGAAGATCAGGAGGCATTTGAGGCAGCCCCAGATCCGTGCGAAGTCTTCGTTGCGGAAGCCGAGGTCCCTCGAGCTCTCCAGCGGGTGCTCGCAGGTCGGCTGCGTGGCAATCGCCTGTTCCACCTCGCGCCGCGCGGTCGGGTTGTGGCCATGCTGCTCGTTCTTCGGGACCTGGCTCATGATCGCGCTTTCAACCGGGCATCCTCACCCTGCAGCTCGATCACAATTCCCATTTCCATCAGCCGGCTCGTAATCCTGTAATCGATCTCCGACAGCTCGCGGAGGCTGTTGTTCGTCGTGATGACGACTGGCGTGGTTTGCCGGTAGAGCGTATCGATCACATAATAGGTAACCTGGCGCGCCCATTCGGACGGCTTTTCGTAGCCTAGGTCGTCAAGAACAAGCAATGGAAAGCGCGTGTAATGCTCGATCATCTTTTGCTCTGATGGCCCCTCACCGTTGAACCCGGCTT